GGTGCGCTGCAGTCATCCACCGCCGCAGCCGTAAACGCGACTGTATCAAGCGCTCAACAGCACATTGAGATGATCGCGCGTATCTTTGCGGAGACAGGCATGAAAGACCTGTACAAGATTATCTTGAAGCTGATCACGATGCACCAAGATCGTCCGCGCATGGTTCGCCTGATGAATGACTTCGTCGAGATGGATCCCCGCGTGTGGAACGCGGACATGGACGTCATCGTGAATGTAGCGTTGGGCCGCGGCACTGACACTGAGCGCATGATGATGCTGCGTCAGATTGGCGAGATGCAGAAAGAGGCGATGTCGACGATGGGGGCGATGAACCCGCTCACCGACATGTCGAAGCTGTCAAACACGCTGAAGGCAATGACGGAGCTTGCGGGCTTCAAAGACACGTCGCAGTTCTGGAGCGATCCAGCGCAATTCCAGCCTCCGCCCAAAGATGACAAGCCAGACATCAACGAGCAACTAATCCAAGTCCAGATCCAACAGATCCAAGCCGACATTCAGAAGAAAGTGGCGGAGCTGCAATTGGAGCGCGAGAAGATGTACATGCTTGATGATCGCGAGCGCGATAAGTTGGAAGCCAACTTGTACGTCCAAGCCGAAGAAATGAAAGCTAAGTACGGCACGCAACTCAGCGTCGAAAACATCAAGAAGGAAATCGCGATCAGTCGCGAGGTGATGAAGGCGCAGGCGGACGTAGTCAGGGAGGGAATGCGTGAAGACTAAGCAGCAAATAATTGACGACGGGGAGGCCGCGCGGCGGCTCCTCGAAGACACAGATCTTGCCAGATTTATTGGCGAGATTGAGCAGAATTGTTGGGACGAGTTTAAGCAAACCGACCCCAGCGATCGAGATGGCCGAGAGGCTATTTACGGGAGACTGCGGGGGATTGATGCAGTCGCGTCAACACTCCGTGCAATGAGAGACAACGGGGCTATTGAAAAAAAGAGAAAATAGCCTCATAATAGTGGAGAATTACGATGGCAGATAACAGCAACCCGCAAGGGACTGACCTGTACAGCGCCCAATCAGCAATCAGTGCCATGCTTGCGCCCCAAGAGGACACCGCAGCGACATCTGATGCGAATGACGTCGAGGAGATCCTAGAGGATCAAGAAGGCGTCGAAATGTCTGAGGAAGAATATTCCGAAGACGACCTCGGAGACGAGGTGTACGACGAAGAAGGTGACGACGACCAATCTTTTGATATTATGTCAGCGACAATCAATGTTGATGGCGAAGAGATTACGGTCGAGGAGCTGAAACGCGGACACTTGCGCCAACGAGATTACACCCGCAAGACGCAGGCACTCGCCGAAGAGCGGCAAGCTCTACAAGGTGAATATGCCCAAATCACGCAGGAGCGCGCACAATACGCTCAAATGTTGCCGTTACTGGCGCAGAAAATTGAGCAATCTGTGGAACAAGAACCCGACTGGGACACACTGTACGATGCAGACCCCACGATGGCAGCCAAAGCAGAGCGGCAATGGAAAAAGCAGCAAGCAGAGCGTCAAGCGCAAATGCAAGCTGTCATGGCCGAACAACAGCGAATGGCTGAATTAGAGTATCAGCGCGGGGAACAATTGAAGGAGCAGTATACGTCGCAGCAACGCGAGATACTCCCAGAGATGATCCCTGAGTGGCGAGATAGCAAAGTTGCGGCTACTGAAGCGCAACAAGTTCGCGATTTCCTTTTGGCCGAAGGTTTAAGCGAATCGCAGATCTCAGAGCTACGCAGCGCCATACTTGTTAAACTTGCGCGGAAAGCCATGCTTTATGATCAAGGATCACGGAACGCCACGGCAGCAAAGCAAAAGCCAAAGGCACCGTCCAAGACGCTAAGAGCAGGGTCGCGCGGTTCGCAACCACAGCCAAAGTCAGCGCGTGTAAAAGTCGCACAGAAAGCGCAGCAAACTGGTCGCGTCGCAGACGCGGCTGAAGCAATTAAAGCCTTGCTATAGGAGCATACAATGGCAATCGTATCAAACACATTCACATCGTTTGATTCAAAGGGTATCCGCGAGGAATTATCCAATGTAATCAACAATATATCACCTGAAGAGGTGCCACTGCAATCAAACATCGGCTCGAAAAATGTGTCCAACACATACTTCGAGTGGCAGTCTGACAGCTTGGCAGCGGTTGACAAGACAGCCGTCATCGACGGCGACGACGTCGCATCCTTCGACGCCACAGCGTCAACCACACGTCTTGGCAACTATGTCCAAATTCTACGCCGCACAGTCGTAGTCGCTGACAACCTTGCAGCGCAAGATGCCGCAGGTCGCAACGACGAATTTGCATACCAAATCGCAAAGCGCGGACGCGAGTTGAAGCGTGACCTAGAAGCTGTATTGACAGACAACAATGCACGCGTAGCGGGTAACTCTTCCACAGCGCGTGAGACAGCTGGCTTGGGCGCGTGGATCGCAACCAACGCGGTTAAAGCTAGCGATGGTAGCAACCCAACTGGCGACGGTTCTGACGCTCGTACAGATGGCACGCAAGCGGACTTCACCGAAACAATGTTGAAGTCAGCAATGCAAGCGGCATACACCGCTGGCGGTCAGCCAACAATCTTGATGGTTGGTCCGTTCAACAAAACCCAAGTATCAGGTTTTGCTGGCATTGCAGCGCAACGCTACCAAGCGCCATCAAACGCGCCAACCACAATCATCGGCGCGGCTGACGTGTATTTGTCAGATTTTGGCACACTTCAGGTTGTGCCTAACCGCTTCCAACGTGAGCGTGACGCGTTCTTGCTTGACCCAGAGTATGCAGCGGTTGCGTACTTGCGTCCGATCCAAAAAGTTGACCTCGCCAAAACCGGTGACGCTTCTAAAGCGATGCTCTTAGTCGAGGCCGGACTAGAGGTAGGGACAGAAGCCGGACACGCAGGCATTTTCGACCTGACAACATCATAATAAAGGCGGGGCGGCTTCGGTCGCCCCATCTACTTGGGGGAATAGATGAAACGAATTTTTAGCCGCGACCCACAAAACGGGATCACCAAGTATTGGCACGTCAAAGAAAACGGCGAGTACGTCATTGAAACGGTGCAAGACGTAACGGCAATTGCCGACGCAAATAAGCGCCAATATAACGACACGCCCAACAAATACCGCGACGTCAATAAGGTCGCGTCAATCCCGTTGCCGATTTACTACGAGCTGAAGCGAAAAGGCATCGTCGACGATCCGAAGGCTTTGGCAAAATGGTTAAACGATGCAGACAATCGCGTGTTCCGTACTCGCGCAGGTACGCTGTAGATGTATAAACACAAACGTGTTATAAGTGTTTAAGTGTAAAGAGGAACCGTAATGGCCATATCTACATATACAGAGCTGAAAGCAGCCATCGCGGATTTCTTGAACCGCGACGATTTGACGTCGGTAATCCCGACATTCATCTCGCTTGCCGAAGCCGACATGAACCGCAGCGTGCGTCACTGGCGCATGGAGAACCGCGCATCGGCGGAAGTTGATAGCCAGTACAGCGCCATCCCCGCCGACATGATTGAGCCAATCCGCTTGCACTTGGAGACGACAAATTTTCGTCCACTAATCGCGACTAGCTCAATTGACCTTCAAGAGCGCCGCAGCGATGGGCTAGACGTCGCGGGGAAGCCGCAATATTACGCGTTCACGCAAGGCGAGATCGAGTTATATCCAACGCCAGATGCAACGTATAATCTTGAGATGAATTATTATGCTCGCATCCCAACGCTGTCTGGAGCGGTGGCGACAAACTGGATGCTAACATACTTCCCAGACGCGTATCTATATGGCGCGTTGGCACATTCCGCACCATACCTTGGCGAAGACGCCCGCACGCAAACTTGGGCGGCGTTGTATCAAAACGCAATTGCAGGTATCATGCGTGAGGGTGAACAAGCAAAATTTGGCGGCACAGGTCGCCGCATGAAGATAAGGGCTTACTGATGAGTTTCACAGATTACCTAGAGGATAAAATCCTAGAACACGTCTTCGGCGGGACTGCATACACTGCGCCCACCACGCTGTACGTCGGGCTTCACACGTCTGCGTCATCTGACAGCGCGGCGGGTACGGAAGTATCTGGCGGCGCATATGCACGTCAAACGGCTGCATTTACTGTGACAGGCACAAGCCCCACCGAGGCGGCAACCACTGCGGCGATTGAGTTTCCAGTGGCGACATCTTCTTGGGGGACGGTAACTTACGCAGGGGTGTACGACGCATTAACTGGCGGCAATCTTTTGGCCTATGCGCAATTGACTGATCCAAGTGATTTTGTGACGCCGCTGCCAAAAACGATAGACGCTGGCGACGTATTCCGAATTTCATCGGGCAACCTGAAAATCAGATTGGATTAATGAATGGCAACCATCGTCACACGCGCTGGCAAAGGCTCACCGCTTACCCACGCGGAGGTCGATGCCAACTTTAACAATCTAAACAGCGACAAGGCCGAGACATCTGCGCTCGGCACGGCTGCGTTTACGGCGTCAACGGATTATGCCACGGCTGCGCAAGGTTCTAACGCTGATACGGCATATGGCTGGGGCGATCATGCGCTTGGCGGTTACGCTGCGGCTTCGCACACTCACACGCTATCTGACATTACCGACGCTGGCACTGCGGCTGCGGCTGACACAACTGACTTTGACGCTGCGGGTAGTGCAGTGGCCTTGGCGATTGCACTAGGATAAATACATGGCAAACACATTTCTCCGCAAAACATCACGCAGCATTGGCACAAGTGCCACAACAGTGGGCAGCTACACAGTCGGTGCATCCACAGCTACGACAGTCATTGGCTTAACCTGCGCTAACACAACAACGACAGCTATCACAGTAGACGTAACGCATAACGACGGTGCTAATGACACTTACATCGTGAAGGGTGCAACAGTGCCTAGTGGCGGCTCTTTGGTTGTCGTGGGTGGTGACCAGAAGGTGGTGCTAGAAGCAGGTGACAGTGTGAAGGTGACATCAAGTGCAGCATCTAGCTGTGACGTTATCATGAGTATTCTGGAGATTACATAATGGGTAAGTCGAAGGAACTGGCAGAACTAGCGTCTTCTGATGGCTCTATTCAAGTCACGAACACACTTAACTTAACGTCTGCGTCAGGTTCAAGAATTTACAGTGACGTAGCAAACGCTTATAGTTATGTTGTTTCTATGAACCCTGCTGGATCAGGTTTAGCAACACACTATCACAATGCAAATGAGTTTCGCATACAAACAGGAAATGTAGACCGTCTTGCTGTAGACACTGCTGGTCGTGTCACTATGCCGTATCAGCCAGCGTTTAGGGCCCATCAAACCACAGACCCTACCTCGGACCGAACCTTAACTTCAGCCAGCGGCGTTAACTGGGCTGTTCAGTATGACAGGGGAAACAATTTTAGCGGCGGAACGTTTACAGCCCCCGTGGGAGGTGTGTACTCGTTTAGCATCATGTGGGACGCGTTAGCAGCGTTATCCCGTGTTAATTTGCTGGTGAACGGCGCTGCTTACGCCCAATGGGAGCCTACAGGTTTAGACACTGCTTCTTGGGAGAGCCACCACTACGCTAGTGACGTGTACTTAAACGTTGGTGATTACGCACAGTTAGAATTGGTAAACTCTAGCGGAAGCAACCCTGTTCATATGGGTTATGGTACTTGGGGCCATTTTAGCGGCCACCTAATAGGATAAACACATGGCATACATAGGACAATCACTCACCGAAGGTACACGCCGTGTATATACATATGTAGCCACGGCCTCACAGACCACGTTTAACGCAGTGTATGGCGTAGGCTCAGTAGATGTGTATCAGAACGGCGTTCTGCTTTCCCCTGCCGATTACACGGCCTCTGACGGTACAACTGTGGTGCTTGGCACTGGTGCTGCGCTGAATGACGAGATCACTGTAGTTTGCCACAACACGTTC